ATTTTTTTTTTATATCAGATAATTTTTCTTCATTGAATGTTAGCGTTACGAAATGTCCGTTTGCGTTGTTTCTTATTTCTTCGTTTAGTCTTATTTTCCAGTTATTGGCTTTTTGTTTTTTGCACTCTATGCAACGACCGCATCCAACGGGTACGTATAGTACCCGTTGGTCGGTCGGTGCTGGTGGTGGGCAGAATCCATTTTTTTTCGTTGGTTTGTATCTTCTATTATCAATAAGTTTTGGATATAAACACATATTTTTAATATAGGATGCTTCGGTCTTGTGTTGGATGCTACGGGTGTTTTATTCCTTTTATTTTTGAAGCTTTGGTGTATTGATTTCTCGTCCAGTTAGGTTTAGATATGAGCCTATGATATCTCGCATTGCTCCTCCAAGTACATTTGAGATACTTGGCATATCTTTTTTTAGTTCTGCTTCAAAGATATTTATTAATAGTTGTTGTTGGTTTTGGTTTAGTTGGTCCCATCCTTGTTTTAGTTTTTCTGCCGCTTGTCCTAGTTCTGTATCTTTTTGGTTTAGGCTTCTTGTTTCATTATCAATTTTTGCCCATGTTTGTTTTAGTTGAACTGGTACAGCTTTTGTTTGTTCTTCTGTTAGGTTTACTTGTTTTTCTTTTAAGGTTTTTTCTACTACCATTAAAGCAATTTGTTGTTCTTTTGCTTCCAGGTCTTTTTTAAGATTTGTTATTTCTTGCTCTTTCTTTTGTGTATCTGTTGTTGTATTTGCGATGTTTGCTATTTGTGCTTGTGTGTCTGTTACTAGTTTGTTTAGTGTTGCTTCAGCTGTTTTTAAGAAGGTACCCATGTTTTCGCTTAACATTTTACCTTCTAGTTCTTTTAGGTTTGTGTCTGCGATAATATTTTTCTCTTGTGCCGCTGGTACAGGTGTTTTACCTCTAAGGTTTTCTGCTTGTGCTTTGATTAAGTCAATTTCTGCATTTGTTTTTGCAAAGTTTAGTGCGCTTAAATCCATCATTGGCGCTTGTACTGCTGTACCTCCGCTTGCGCTTCCTCCTCCTTGGCTTCCAGTTACTCCTCCTTGTCCGCCTTTACCATACATTAAGGCTGGGTTTAACCCTGCCGCTTTCATTTGTTTTATTTGGTTTTCATAGTTTGTGTAGTTCCACATTTCCTTTTGCATGTCCATACCTTGCTGGTTAAGCGTTTGTTGGTTTTGCATTTGAAGACCCATTAGTTCCTTTTGTCTTTTGAATTGTTGATTTGCGGTAATTTGTCCGTAAATCCCTTCTGCTATTGGTTTAAATAGCGTTCCTGCTGTTATGTCCCAGAATCCCATTTTCGCGTCTTTTTTTAAAAGCGTTATACTATTACTTGATATATATGAATGGATGCGTACTTGGTACGAATAAGGGAGGGCTTAAAGCCCCCCTTTATTTTCAGCCATTTGTGAATTCCCCTGTGGTTCACTTCCTCCTTCGATTATAGTGAATTTGTTTTCACGTTTTGCTTTGTAGCTTTTTTCTACTGCATTCATTGCATCTGTCGCTATTTCCCAACGGTCTGTTCTAACGTTTGTTTCTGGTAGTACTCCTTTTTTACGTTCTGTATAGATTAGGTTTACTCCTTCTGCGTTGATTGGTTCTTTGTTAGTTAGCATTCTTGCAATTTTTGTTTCTAGGCTTTCGCCTTCTAGTTTTTCGCATTCTTCAACGCTTGTTTCTGGATAGTATGGTACTTTGTACATGGTTTTAAATTTTTAGATATAAAATGTTGTTTTTGTTTCTTCTCCTTTAGTACTGTATTCAGTTAGTTCATACAGTGTATGAGGTAATTTTTGTTGTATTGTGTATTTTGTTTTTTCTTTTATTTTTTCTGCTTCTTCTTTGGATATTTCGCTCCATGTGTTTTCTTTCATGTAATCTGTCCAAATTATTAGCTCGTAGTCTGTTATAAATGGGGGGTTGTTAGCCCCCCATTCAAACGTCAGTTGTTTTCCCATTATAGATTTGGAATCTGTTTGGCGCTCATTTTCCTACGGCATGTAATGTTATTACTAATTTGTACCCAGAAATTCTGTGAGTCAATTGCTTGGTCTGCAAAGATTTGATTGAATTTTACTGGGTCAATGTATGTTGTACCGTCTTTTAGTGAGCCATTAGCGTTTCTTTCGTACCTTCTGTTTAATGTCATATACATGGCATTATTTTTAATTGCGAAGGCTCCATAGGTTTTGTTTACGTTTGTCATGTAGTTCAGCCATGCTGGTTGTTTTCCTAGGCTTGAATATTGTACGTAGTTAATTCCTCCAGAGTTTACGATTTCTGTATCTGACCATAATAGTTGGTCTGTAATTAGATCTTGATATGCGATTTGGTCTAACGCTGGTTTGTGGAAGTCGTTAATTGTTTTGAGGTCCATGTGCCAGTCGTTACCTTGTGAGTAGTCCACTCGTGGCGTAATAGATACGATACCCATGATATATGAGGGTTCGTTTGTTTTGATTACGATTTTTCCTCCTTTGTGTTTTTGAGTTAGTCTTCCTCGTCCTGCTAGTGTACCCAGAGGTTCATTTTCTGTTTTTGCATTTGAGATTACTTCTTCAAAGCTTAGTTCTTTGATTAATGATCCATGATATACCGGATTTTCTGGTGCTTTTGGTCTTTCGTGTGTATATACTGCGTCCAACCAATCGTCGTAGCTTCCTCCGCTTATTGCGATTTGGTTTAACATTGCGTATACTTTGGACGCTAGGTTTAACGTGTCTATTGTAAAATAGTCAAGTGTAGTATCTACTTTTGTAATTTCTGCAATACCATTTGCCCCATTAATCCATTCTGTCTGAATCCAGTTGTTGAATAAGTCGCTTTGATAGGTTTTTACCATTAGTCCTTCTTGGCTACTTACCATTGGATAGTTTCCATTTAATTTTGGTAAGATAGATTTATATGGTTCTAAGTTTGCGTTGTTGATTTGTAGCGCTACGTTTGTATTTGCGTTTGTTAATAGCCAAAGTCTCATTTCATCAATTTGTGTTAGATTGAATGAGCTTAATTTTGGCTGGTTGTTTAACAGTGCTAATTTTGTGTAGTTGATTTGTGCTGTACCAGATAATTGATTTATTACCGTCGGTCTACTTGCGTAAGGAATAGAATATCCTGCGCATTCAATTCTTACTTTTGTTGGGTCTCCTTGGTAGTGGTATAGTATTTTAATATTTGACCACATTTGGCTAAGTGAACGTGTACCGCTGTTTGATATAACGAATGCGTGTAAGAGGTCTAGTTCTGGTTTTTGTCCAGTCCATGCGCTACCTAGTGTACATGTTATAATTGCGTTGATTTGTGTTGTGATTGCTACTGTTCCGCTAGCTCCCGATTTTAAGTCTGCGAAGGTTCCGCTTGATCCTTCGTTGATTAATAGAAAGCTATCGATTACAGCCCCGCTTTGGTAGTTCATAGGGTTGTGAATGTAGTAAGCTTTCGTTTCTTGTTTATTTGCGTAGTAACATTTGAAGATATCGTAATACGCTAAGAATGGTACTGCGTTAAATTGTCTTGTTACGTCATTTGTTTGTCCGCTTGCGTTTCTTCCGATACCTTTAATACCTAGATAGCTCGCTATTGAACTTGGGTTAATTTGGCTATCGTCATCTATTGTTCCGTTAATTGCTCCCAATAGTGCTTGAGGTAGTTTGATTTGGCTCATGTCCATACCGATGTTTAGTAAGTTCATGTGTAGTTTGCCGTTGTATAGTCGGATTGGTACTTCGAATACGTCTAGTTGTACTTTATAGCTTCCGAATAATGGTCCTATTGTTGGTAATGTCATTACCTCGCAATTTAGGTCTATATCCCATGTATCTCCGGGTAGAGCTGGTTGGCTCATGAATGGGATTAGTGTTCCGCTTGCCGCACTGCTCCTCCATAGATATGAGAGGTCATGCGTGCTTCGGTTGTAGTGTGTTGTTTCTTGTGTGCTTCTGTTTCCAGAGCCTAGGCGGTCTCCACCGATTGTAGTTTTCATTATGCGTTATTTTTTAAGATTTCGTGAATGGTAATAATTAGGTTTGTAATGTTGTTCCATGTGTTCGCAGTAATTGCGTCGTGTGCTTCTTGGTACGTTTCGTATTTTTCTGTTAGTCTGTACTGTCCCATTGTTCCAAAGAATTCTCCTTCAATTTCTACTACTGTGAAGGGAGTATCTTTGATTTCGTGCCTTTTAATTAATTGCTCGTTTTCAATGTTGATTGTGTCCATGGTTTTTTTTGTTTAGTTTTTGAGTTTTGGTTTAGTTTATTTTTATTTCGTGGTATACCCCCCCTTCTAACCTTTTTTTTTCATCTGCGCCCGAAGGGCGAGATAAGCCACTAAGGAAGGGTGGGGGTGTTTATCGGGGGGTCTCTCATACCTTTTTTTTATGGTTTACTCCTTTAATTTGCTAATATATTGAAGTTGCTTCAATTTTTTTCTATTTTCCTCATATTTTTTGAGGTTGTAGTTTTTTTCGTCGTTTCCGTATCCCCAGATCCTATTAAGTCGTTTTGCTTCTGTGAGCGCTTCGTGGTAGTGTTTTTCTCCTTCTGGATGGGTGAGGTCGATACGGTTACCGAGTACCCATCTTTCCTCCTTGTCAAGACGATTTGTCCAGAGTCGTTCTCTTTCTTCGTCTGTCCATAGTTTGTTTCTGTAGTATGTTGGAAGGGCAATTTTCTGTCCTTTTTTTGTTTGGTAGAGTTCGTTTGTTTCGGTATCTTTAAAGTCGTTTCGTTCACTGTCTTTTCTTTTAAGATAGTCTGCTCCGATTCCTTTTGATGTGAATATTTTAGAATTATATTCTTTATGAGTTTTGTCAATTTTTGTAACATATTTTGATATATAGTTTATAGTTTGTTCATTTACCCATTTTCCTAGATATACGAATCCGTATTTCCAGATATTTTTTATTTCGTCTGGTTTGTCTGTGAATATTATTCCATGTAGGTGTATCCTTTCTGTATTTGTCGAACCTAGTTCGGTTATAAGCCAATGTTTAACTGATTTTTTATTGTGTTTTCTCCATAGTTCTAGAAAGTGTCTGACTGCATAACTTGCTATTTCGTTGTCTATTTCATATGAATGATTATTTTCCTGTTTTAATTTTTTTTTTATATCAGATAATTTTTCTTCATTGAATGTTAGCGTTACGAAATGTCCGTTTGCGTTGTTTCTTATTTCTTCGTTTAGTCTTATTTTCCAGTTATTGGCTTTTTGTTTTTTGC